ACTGCGATAATGCTGGTTGATGATGACGTCGCCGACAAACGAATTCTATTCTCTACCAGGCACATGAAAGAGTGTTTCCTGGCTGAGGGAAGGAACGGATTTGTAGACACCCTGTATCGTCATTTCACGATGTCGAATCGCCAGGCTATGCAGACCTGGGGATCAGCGCTATCAGAACAACGCAAAGAGCTGGCCAAAACCAATCCATTCGGTAATGCAAAGATCATCCATGCCTGCTTCCCCCGGGCCGAACGGGAACCAGGCAAGATTAATGGTACCAATAAAGGCTGGGCTTCCATCTATATCGATACTGCATTTCATGAAGATAAATTCCTCGATGAAGGTGGATACGACGACTTCCCATACCTGGTCTGGAGATGGAGAAAAAACAGCGATGAAATCTATGGACGTTCTCCGGCCAGTGATGCGATCCAGGATATTATGCGGCTCAATCAGATCGGCAAGACATCTTTGATGGTCGCACAACTTGCGGCTCAACCTCCCTTGAATGTCCCTGCATCGCAGAAGGGAATGGAGCGGATTGTTCCCCGTGGATACAACTACTACACCAAAAAAGACGAGATCATTTCACCTATCGATCTCGCCGGGAATTATTCTGTCACCAAAGATCAGGAGCAAGAGATCAAGGAACAGATACGTAATACTTTCAGGACAAAGATGTATCTGTTGATGGAACAGCTGGAAGGTGGTCCTTATACAGCCACAGAGATTCGAGAACGTCAAGGCGAGAAGGCAACTGTCCAGGGGCCTATGATTGGTCGATTGAACAGCGAGTGCCTTGTCCCTCTGATAAAGAGAACCTATAAGATCGCAGAGCGCAACGGTTTGATTCCTCCTCCTCCGCCAGACCTTAAACAAGGCGGAAGGGTACACATCGAGTTCCAGGGTCCGCTTGCACTTCAAACAAAGAAATATCACCAGACCCAGGGAATTGATACTGGGATGTTGTTTATTAAAGAGTGCCAGACCATGTTTCCAGAGAGCCTGGATAATGTTAATGGTGATGAGCTAATGCGAATCGGCCTGGACGCTAAATGTATGCCTCAGAAGATCATCAGAGAAACACCGCAGGTAACAGAGATCCGGCAGATACGCCAGGAAGCAGAGGCGAAACAGCAACAGGAGGCAATCGCCATGGAGCAGCAGGAACTTCTTGCGCAGAACGCTCAGAAACTCAATGAACCGGTTAAACCGGATTCCATGCTGGCGGGGATTGGCAAGGCCGCCGCAAAACAGGGAAAAGGGTCTACGGCTCCGCCGGGACCATAAAAATAAGCTGCCGTTGGCAGTAACGAAAAGAAAAGAGGAATAGGAGAAAAAAATGTCAGACCACATTTTACTTGCTAACGGCCCACGGGCCCTGAAACAACCCGATGGTAGCAGAACAGATTTAGAACGCATCGGGCAGCAGTTGGATAGGATCGTATCACAACTGCACGGACAGATGTATGAGCAGGCATTACGGCTCAACATGTTCTTTGCAGCCAATCAGGCTGAACAAGCCGTCTCGGTTGATCTAACCACGACCTACACAGGACTGTGTTTGTCGAACCCCGCCGGCAACACAAAGAATCTAGTACCAAGACAGGTCAGTATCGGCATTAATACCCACCAGGTAGCTCTTGCAGGTCTGGGACTCTTGGGCGGATATGCCGCAGCTGGTGTGGCAACGCACACCTCAGCACTGACCACATACTCTACTATGCTGGGCGACGCTACAGCCGCAACCGGACTGGCGGATGATCAGTGTACTATTGTTGGTACCCCATTGGTTCTTATGCCATTCATCAGCACCGATATCATCACCACAGGAACTCCAGCTAAGAACATTGGGCTTATCGATCTTGGCGGTAGCATCATTATTCCTCCTGGTGCCTATGTTGCGATATGGGCAGAAACCGCAGTCACCGGATTCTTCGGAATGACTTGGGAGGAAGTGCCCGTCTAATGCTGGAATGGTTAGGAGAGCTTAAGGAAGAAGACCGGGCGCGACGGGTTAAGGAAGCGTTCGGGAAAGTAGTGGCGACCGAAGATGGGCAGATTGTGTTTCATGTTATCTTCGAGAATCTCTATTTCTTCCGGAAAGCAGAGACGCCTGAACAGCAGGCGTTGAACAATTATGCAAAGTTTCTCCTCACCTATTTCGGGGAGGATTCAATCTACAGGGTCATGGAGGCCCTGCTAAAACAGAAGGAGTAAAAGTATGAGTGATTTACAGACTCCCGTGCCCGTAACGGATAACACGGTTGTCGGAGGAAAAGCGGCAGAGGAAGGAAGTCTCCTCACCGGCAAAGTTGATGAAGGCATCACGTCGTTGACGGAAGGTGCACCTACTGAACTGCCTCACGCATGGATGAACGGGATGACTACCGAACAGAAGGCGGACGCTGATCTAATCAAATCTGTATCCAAGTTCGAGAAAGGGATACCGGACCTTGTAGGGTCGTATGCGGCGCTGGAAAAGAAGCTAAGTCAAGCTGTCAGCGTTCCTAACGAAACGGCAACTGAAGAGGAAAAGGCCCGCTATCGTAAAGCGATTGGCGTGCCAGAAAAACTAGAAGACTACAAACTGGGAGAGGTCTCATTACCAGAGGGAATTACTGTAGATGAGGCGATGCAGAAAGACTTTTTAAAAATCGTCCATACTGCTGGGCTGAACGATGCTCAAGCGAGCGGAATTTACCAGTGGTATATGAAAACCTACGGGGAACAGATTGTCGCAGCACAAAAGATTGTAAAGACGACCCAAGCAGAAGCAGAAACAGCTATGAGACAAAAGCTCGGAGCAGACTATGACGCAGGCCAAACCTATATGGAGCGTGCTTTCGAGAAGTATGGTTCACCGCCCGTTGCTGCCCTGTTCAAAAGGACAGGAATTGGCAATTCGCCTGAGATAATTGAGATGTTCAGTAAGATCGGAAAAGACATCAGCGAGCACGGGTTCGTTGACGGGTCCCGAGGCGAACATCTTGAATCGGGTACGGTCGGAAACAGAACAGACGAACAGATCGCTGCTTCTATATATCCCGAGGGCCAGTAGTCCCAGGAGTAGTCCAATCGGAGGTAGTAAATGGCTACCATTGGAACAAAAGCAACCTATCTGGATTTAGCGTCCAGGTTAGGTCCTGATGACAAGATCAGTGGCATTATCGAGTTGCTGCACCGCACCAACACGATCATCGAGGATATGTATATTTTCGAGGGTAACTTGCCCACCGGTCATAAAGGGACCATAAGAACAGGATTGCCGACGGTCACATGGCGCATGCTCAATTACGGTGTCCAGCCCAGCAAGTCCATTACGTCTCAGGTAACTGATACGTGCGGAATGCTGGAAGCGTATGCCGAGGTTGATAAATCTCTTGCGGACCTGAATGGCAATACATCAGCGTGGCGGCTCTCAGAAGACGCAGCATTTCTTGAAGCCATGAATCAGGCTATGGCCACCACAGTATTTTATGGCAACCAGAACACGAACCCGGAACAGTTCACAGGCTTAACGCCTAGGTACCCGCAGTACGGCGCGGAACTTCCAACTATTACAGCATACAACTGCATTGATTCTTACGGCGCTGCCAGCGGTTCTGTTCAAACGTCGATCTGGTTGATCGTATGGGGCCCGAAAACAGTGGCCGGACTTTACCCCAAGGGTTCAGAAACTGGTGGTTTCCACCACCAGAACCTTGGCGAAGTCACCCTGATGGATGGTCGGACACCAGCCGGTAAGTACCAAGGGTATCGGACTCACTATAAGTGGGACCTCGGTTTCACGGTACAGGACTGGAGGTATGCAGTGCGCTGTGCAAATATAGACACTTCAGCGCTGTCTTCGACCGTGGTGGATTTGTTCACTGCTATGACCAAAGCGTATTACAGAATCCCGTCGTTTGCGATGGGTACACCAGTTTTCTACTGTAACAACCTGGTCTTGCAGTTCTTGCAGATTCAAGCATCTGTCAAGTCTAACTTGGCATTAAAGTACGAGGAAGTCGGCGGGAAACCGGTCACATCCTACATGGGAATTCCCATTAAACGGTGTGATGCGCTTATAAACACCGAAGCCGAAGTACTAACAATTTAAGGAAGGGAGGAAAATATTATGTATATTGACGCTGATCTTTCTCTCTGCGTAGTAAGTGGTAACGTGTTGACTGCTCAGGATGAGACCTCGACAGACACCTATGTTTCAGACAACGTAATCGACCTGACTCATATTCCACGCAACGTGATCGAAAATCTGTATTTCGTCTTTCAGATTGAGGCTGCTATAGTCTCGGCAGGAGGCGGGACGTTGCAGATCGATCTGGTCACTTCTGCGGCTGTTGGGCTAACTACCCCGCAGACGTTGTGGAGTACCGGGATCATAGCGAATGCGACCATCGTGGCATGGACAGCAAACAGCACGATCTATGCGTTCAAGGTTCCGGCGAACATGTTGCTGCGCTACCTGGGGTGTAACTACACCATCGCAACGAGCGCGTTCACCGCTGGCAGTTGGAGAGCGTTCTTCACGCCGGATGCACCGTATCTCATTGCAGCCACGCCATAAGGAGTTAAAACATGGCAAATCCGATTTTAGTAGAGGTCGAGTGTATTAGAGCCACAGCCGCGGACTACGAGTATTTCGAGGAAGGTCGTACCTACACAGTAGATATGGTCTGGGCTAAGAAGCGAGATATTTGGCGGTATTTCAGACCGCTCCGCGAAGTTCCCATGAATGAAGCGAATGATCGTATCAATGATCAGATACTTCCTGACCGGGAAGCGAAGGCCAAAGCAGATGCTGAGGCCAACAAAGAGGCGGCTGCCAAGCTCAAAGAGAAAAAGGCTGCTAGGAAGTAAACAGCAGAGAAAAGAAAATACTCCGGGGGATTAAAACCCCCCGGATTTTCCACAGGAGGGAACAATGGCTAAGAAAAAAGGCGGAGTTGAAGAATACAAAAAAGGAATGTCAGGTCGTAAAATTCGCAGCGGCGGAAAAGGCAGAGGACTTGGCAGAGGAAAAGGCAAGGGGCCTATCGGGAAACCAATAGGAGGGAAGTAATGCCGCGCAAAATGGAAAAGAAGCAAAACAAGAAGAAAAAGTAAACTATGGTTAACTTAGATATCGTTAACAGGGCTTTGCGCAGCTTGGGGAGTTTGCCCGCGTCAAGCATGGCAGATACAGTTAAGAATGCTGCCAGGGCAATTACCGCATACGCTTTGTGTTGGCCCGAAGTCTTAAGGATGGTTCCCTGGCCTTCATGTTCTAACCGGGCTTTGATGAAAAATATGATCGATCAGGCATGCCCCTGGACAGCCAGCTATGCCTATCTGATCGGTGATCGTGTCACCAACGACACCAATAAAACATATCGATGTACCACAGCTGGCATCTCCGCAGCAGCTACAGGACCTACTGGGACTGGAAGCGCAATAACCGATGGTACGGTGATCTGGACGTATATTGAAGCATCAACAGCTTTAACGAATTGGTGCCACTGGGTTGATACCGCTTATGTACTGAATGACCTGGTAACATGGGACAATCGGAAAGTCTATGCCTGTATCACTGCCGGAACTACAGCAGCGGCGACTCCGCCAACAGGAACGACCAAGGACATAACTGACGGTACGGTTCATTGGGCTTATTACGGCACACCCCCTTATAATCGCACAGTCTACGGGTATCAATACGTAATACCCTATGACTGCCTGCGTGTTCTCAAGGTGCCTAATCTGGCAGCAATAAAAGAGAGTGAGCAGGGCGTGCAATATATGCGAGAAGGCAACTGGCTGTACTGCAACCAAGACGATTCCTTCCTTAAGTACACAAAGAGCGAAGACGATCCCGAACAATGGGACGATCTATTGCAGGAAACAATCGTTCTGAAGATAGCCTCGGAAATAGCGTATGATATTACGGGTCAGAAAGAACTTGCTATCCTGGCTTTCCAGAAACTAACAGGTGCATACGCTACGGCGCGGGTGGTTGCGCTAAATGAAGGAGCCGAGGGAACACCGGAAGAAGTACGCTGGGAGGACGTCTAATG